CAATACCGCAGAAATACCCCTATAAGGGGTATTTCTTGCGGTACTTGCGGTAGCGGGCAAATATCGAATTGTTGCGGTACCGCAGAAATAATTGTTGCGGTACGTCCATTTCTTGCGTAAGTCGCATTTCTGCAAAAAACATTATCAACGACTTACGAAAGATTCGTGATCTCCCAACCTTCGCCAGACTTGCTTATTGTCCCGTCTTGTTTTGCGGCTGCGAATAGCTCCTGTGCCTTGCGTTTTGAGCAAGCAACCGAAGCCACAATATGCTCAATGCAGTCGTTATAGCCATGTCCCTTTGGCCAGTCTGGGATAGCCTGTTCTATGGTTAGTTCTGGCCTTCCCCTTCCCTTGTTCTCCGGTCCATCAGACTCCTCCCAAGCCATCCACTCCTCTGCGTGCTTGAGCCATACATGGGTTGCGTATTTGCTGGCATGCAGATCGGTGTCACCTTGAGGCCAAGGAATAGCTGCTCTCCCTCCCCTCTTAGGGAAAGACAGCTTAAAATGCCCTTCCTTGACCGCCTGAAGGTACACCACGGCCCTTGCCCAGTTGGTAAGCTCACTTGACCCTATCCCAGCGTAGGCGAGGTCATAAAGCACATGTGACCCATGCCCTTCCTTGGGTGGCTTAGGCGTGTGATGCATTACCATCCAAGTCACACCTGTCGCCACGCTTATCGGGTTCAAGCAATGCCGAAGGAACATTGTCATGTTTTCTTGGGCAAGCGCATCCCCTCCCATAAAGGATAGGAGTGGGTCTATCCATGAAAGGTCAGGTCTATGGACACCTATAAGGGCAGCAGCCATCTTCGCGAACTCTTGCCCTGTCTTTGTCGAGTCCCTTACAATAATCACATTGGCAAGCATCAATGCGGACTGCTCCTCGGTTAGAGTTAGCTTTGCCTTTAGGTGTCGAAGCACACCTTGAGCCATTTCAGCAACGTCACCCAGATCGTTTTCTGCTTGGATAAGCAGACTACGAAGAGGTTTCTTTGGCGTGATGCCAAGGAACGGCAAACCGATTGCCCAAGTCATCATGGCCTGTAGGCAGAGTGTGGACTTTCCAAGACCGGAGCCGCCAACCCAAACACAACTTCCTCCTCTGCACAACCAGCGATTGCCAAGCAAGCAATCACCGTCCTCTTCAGCCTTAAATCCCAAAATGTCCGGCCAAGGCGTTTGCTGTGGCAGATTCATCGCCTCCATGTGCGCCTTCCACTCGCTCCAGCTACTGCGCCCAGTGTTCGTTGCCAGCAACGCTTGGTGGGCATTGGCGAGTTTCCTTGGCGCGCCTGGGAGTCTGGATAATCTTGATGCGTCCTTGTTCTTTGGATCAATGTCGAACTGCGCCATCTTGGAGTACAAGTAGGCAACCCGTTCTTGGTGTTCGTTGGAATCCTTGGCATCCACCTTGACCCAAGCATGGACTGACCTTGAGCCGGAATGGATAACCACTGAGCATGGAAGCTCAAGGGCAGTGATGATCGACCATTGCTCCTCCATCGTTCCGCTGTCAAACTCAATTAAGGCATGGCGAAAGCTGGTGATGTCGTCTGCCTTGCGGGATTCTCCGCATGGATTGATGCAGACATAAGCACCAACATAGGAGTCTGGAAGTTCAACACCGGAGTGGAACTGCTTTAACCATTCCTCGCGGGTCTTGATCGTTCCCTTGCCTGATGGCCTTTCTGAGTCGTCCTGGTGAACGGCACCGACAATGCATACCCTGTCTCCATCATTAAATGCGGTTAACAGGAATCGCCTAACATCATCTGCATGGTGGCTGGGCGTTGGGCATGGGGTCATCTCAATCTTGACAGGTTGCTGTATCTTGAATGGGTTGACACCTTGAGCTATCGGCTGCCTAGCTGACCGCCTATAAGCTGATCTAATAGCTGATTCTATTTCCCTTTCCTTGAGTCCTGAAGCTAGGGCTGAGTTGAAAAGTTTGTCGGTGGCTGTGGATTCATCCATTCCGGCATCCCTTAACTGCTGAGCCGCCATGAATAGCTCCTCGTTACGTTGCCCCTCATGTGCTCCGTTTGTGATGAATTGCTGCGTTCTTGCTGGTATTCTCATCTTTCCTTTCCCTGTGGCATTTGAAGCACACAGCAGTTAAATTTTTAAGTTCTGGTGTTCCGCCATCTCGGACGCTGACAATGTGATGGATTTCAAGTTCATCGGTTGAACCGCACAGCGTGCATTTGTCCTTGCACCTTGCAAGCACCTTCTTGCGTACTGCCCACCAGGAATCCATCTGCTCATGCAAATCTTCCATCGTGGTCCCATCATCATCTTTGCGTGTCACCCACCTGCTGACAACATTGTAGGTTTCGGATGATCTGGTGTATCCCTTGCGATACATATTTAGGAACACTTCCGCGCAGTCCATGACTCCGCGCATGTACGCACGCTCCATATCCTCCTTAATAAATTCTGGGAATTTTATTGATTGAAGCTCCGCAAAACTGTGCGGGCTTGTCGGTGGCTCAACATGTCTAAACCACCGAATGATTTCTTCATCGGTCATTTCACTACCTGCCTTTCTGGTTTTGTTTATACTACCAATTCTATTGATCGCAAGTCATGCCCCTTTGTTTCAGATGTGGGTAGTGCCGCACAGCCGCAGAATCTCTCTGCGTACCATTCGGGGCATTGGTTCATCATAATAAAACTCAAACCGACTCTGATTCAAGAGGAGAACACACTAGAGGAAATCCCGATGCAGGATCTCCCTGCATACCACATCGCCGGTTAGTTATTTAATTTTGTTAGCCTCCAATACCTTATCAACCTTCTCAACCGATTGCCACGGTAGAATGGTGTGTCTGCACTTCGGGCATCTTTCTAGGTCTAAATCCTTAATGATTGTCCCTCCTATGTGGTAGTCCTCGACTATTGCTTCGTAAGTTCCTTTCCAGCATTCAGCACACAAACATTTAGGCGGAAGCATCCCATTCTCCATCGCAAGTTCGTCCATGCCATTTAGCATTCTGTCGGAGATGTCGGATGGGCCATCCTCAAGCCAACAATCGTCTTGGGTTACGCAAAGCGTGTAGGTTTCTTCGCCCCAACGGAACTTTACTTTATTCATTTGTTTTCCTCATGTTGCTTATCCTCCAACTCCAGTGCTTTCATGGATGCCTCAACAATATCCTCCGCCTTAATGTTTCGGAGTGCATTACACCACATCTGCGTCTTCGGTGTCTTGTTGCTCGCGTCCTTGCACTTCGCCTGCGGTAGACCCGCATGTGGGCGGCAAGGCGCGTGTGGGCAGGTATCTGGCTTGAACACCGACACATTCTTTGGGTAGTAGGTCATGCGATCCTTCGGGTCGTAACTCCCCCACAGCGACACGCAAGCCGTGTCAAGACCCGCTGCGATATGGTTGACGCTGCTGTCCGGTGCCACCACAAAGTCAGCGTTGGCTATCACTGGGAACAGCGAGCGTATAGCCTTGGTCGTGTTGAATAGGTCGATCACTCTTGGATGATCCACCTTGAAGTTGTTGCTGTTGTCTAGGCCAATGATGACAGCGTGATGGTTGGGGTGCGCCTCAAGTAACGCCAGCACCGCTTCCTGACCCATCGCTGGTGGGTAGGTGCGGGTTGGGCCACTCGATGACACATGATAGGCGAAGAACTGCTTGGGTAGCGGCCACTTGCCTAGCTCTTTAAGTTCGTTGTGGTCGGGGTCGATGAGGTAAAGATGCGGACGTTTGTACTTGGGATCTACATCACCTGCATTCATCCAAGTGTAAATGCGGTCATAACAGTTGCCCCCGCCTGTTCCCAACTTTGTATTCCCAACCTGACCGCTGAACAAGTCGTCCGTTGGCAGGTGTGCATCGTAGCTATCCCACGCCTCCAGCGAGCATGGCAGCGGATAAAGCTTTGCGCCTAGCCCAGCATATAGAGGAAGGTTACGTGCTGGTGCGTAGACATCCACCACACCGCCGGACTCTTGGACTAGGTAGTGTACGAAGGCCGTTGCTATCACCGCATCCCCGATTGCTCCAGCGCGGTAGACTGCTGTGGCCCCGCCGGTAGCGCGGCCTGGGTAGTAAGGCTTAATCTTGTGCGGGCATGGGATGGAATCGTCCCAGGTTGGACCTGTCAATTCGTCCGGCAGCACATAAGTGTTGCGGGTGTGGAGCAGGTTGTCGTCAACCTTGTGGATTTGGTTTGTATTATTGGTCCAGAGTTTCATTTGTTATCCTCCATTACTTGGTTGATGCATCTGATGATTTCCGCCGCGACTTGCGGGACGATGGCGTTACCCAATCCTTTAAGTCGGTGTGACCTATTGGGTATCCCATTAACCACTCGACCCACGTTGGGTTCAGCGAGCCAGACTGCTCCTTTAGATAAACAGCCATTTGTATGTCCATTTGCCTTCCCTTGTTCATTCTGTTTTCCCAATAGGCTTTCTCCGTACTGTGCTTTTCCAACCCCGCTGTTGGAGCCGGCCACATCTTTACCGCAGTCTGAAGAGTTGCTCCCCATCTCGTTCCGTTGGCTGATGTCCTCGTCTTGCCGTCCTCGGACACAGCCCCACTCCTTGCTCCAGTGTGCGCTCCTCTCGGACAGGCTGATGGAGTTGGCCACATCTGAGGATGTACAACTTGCTCCCGAAGATTCCCACTCCTTGACCTTCCCTCTCTGTTCTTCTGATTGGTCGAGCAATCCTCCGCTTGTCTTGGAGGCAGTGAGTCCATCGAGTTTGGAGTGGCCCACAATCCAAACCCTGTCTCTTCTGTGTGGCGCGTCAACGGCGCAAGCTGGAACAATGATCGGTTCGACTTCGTAACCTTGACCTTCCAGATCAGAGCACACTTGGTCGAGTGCCAAGTTGACGATCCCAGCAACATTCTCACCAATGATCCAAGCTGGCTTTGCTTCCTGTATAACTCGCAACATTTCAGGCCAGAGGTAACGGTTGTCATCCTTGCCTCGTTGCTTGCCTGCAACTGAGAACGGCTGGCATGGAAATCCACCTGTGAGAAGAGTGACTCCTGCGTATAGCTCGCCTCGTACTTCTCGGATGTCTTTGTGGCATGGCACTTCTGGCCAATGCTTTTTGAGGACTGCTTGTGCGTATGGTTCGTTGTCACAGAAGCCAACTGTTCTATATCCATTCCACTTTGCTGCCAAGGCAAATCCTCCGATCCCGCTGAATAAGTCGAGGTGGGTTTTTTCATTCACTTTCAACAATCTCCTTACAAATCAAAGCCGCCGCATCCACCATCGTAATTATCTGGATCATGTCGATGGCACGGCCATGAGAAGCGCGATCCCTCTCCACAACCAGTTTTTCTCTGGCAGAGAGAAGGATGTCGCGCCCCCACTTGAGTCTAGCTTTAGACTCTGTATCCATCACATTCCAGACTTTGCTTTGAACTTGCGAGGCGATTTATTACTCTTACCAGCAGCAGATAGTGCTATCGCAATCATCTGCTGACGCGAACGAGGAACTCCTCCTGCGCCACGCTCTTTGCCCTTCTTCTTGTTGTACATCGCCAATTCATGCATGTTATTTGATACGTCTTTGCCTAGCATGGTTTTAGTTTCCTTTC